CACGAGGAACAATACCAAACCAACCAATTGTTATTGTACCACCTCCGGGCAGGCTTGTCAAAGTGTACCCATGGAGGTGTATTTTTATGGGATTGCGAACCAACACGGCGGTCTGGCTGCCGAACCAGAACCGCTGGCAGATCAAGGTGCAGAAGGACGGCGTGCGCCGCACCTTTACCAGTACAAAAGCCGGCCGCACCGGTCAGCGGGAAGCGAACCGCAAGGCGGACGCCTGGCTGGATGAGGGCATCAGCAGCACTGCAAAGCGCTGCGCGGACGTGTGGGCCGAGTACATGATCTCAGTCAAAGCCACGGGCGGCACAAGCAACATTGAGCAGGTGGAGAAGTTTGGGCGCAACTACATCCTGCCGGTGATCGGTGCGCGGCGCATCGGCGACCTGACCACAGGCATGCTGCAGGACGTACTGAACCGCTCCTATAAGGAGGGCTGTCTGAACCCGGACAGCAAACGCAAGAGCCGGGGCAACCTGTCCCGCAAAACGCTGCAGGGCATCCGGGGTATGGAGGTGGCTTTTGTCAAGTGGGCACGCCAGCACAAGTACACAGCCCTGCGCCCGGAGGACGAGGACCTGACCGTGCCGAAGGGTGCCCGCCTGAAAGGCCGGAAGATCCTGCAACCGGACAGTCTGCGGGTGCTTTTATCCACAGACACCCGTGTGGTGCGTGGAAAAGTGGAGCAGGACGAGAACGTGCACGCCTACCGCATCGCGGTCATGACCGGCTTGCGCCCTGGTGAATTGCTGGGCCTGCGCGTGGGCGATTTGGATGGTGACCGGGTGCACATCGGCCGGGCCATCAACCGCCAGCAGGAAGTAACCAGCGGCAAGAACGAGAATGCCATCCGCACCGTGGTGCTGCACCCTCTGGCTGTGGCCGAGATCCGCGCCCAGCTGCAGCAGCGCACGCAGGAAGAGGAACGCCCCTTGCGGGATGATGACCCGTTGTTTCTGCTGTCCAACCAGCAAAGCCTGTATAACTACTGGAAGTTCTACCAGCGTTGCAACGGCATCGACCCGCCGGTCAGCCTGTACGAGCTGCGGCACACCTTTGTGAGCATGATCGAGGACGCCGTGCCGCCCGCCCAGCTGCGCCGCATCGTGGGCCACAGCAAGAGCATGGACACCTACGGCTGGTACTCCCACGCCGTCACCGGCCGCGATGACGCCACCGCGCAGGCTGTCTCCGGTGTGCTGTCCGAGTACGCGCCGGGCCCCGAAAAATAACCCACTTTGCAACCCACTTTTAACGTTCGAGCTATTCCGGCGATGCACCGCGCGTTCCGTGCCGTGCCCGAAAAGTGGCTTGAATGCTGCATTTTTTGACACGGCAGGAATGGACAGACCGAAAGAATAGTGGTTCGAATCCACCCGCGCCCACCAAACAAGAGAAATCCGAACCTGTTTCCGATTGGAGAAGGGTTCGGTTTTTTCGTTTTCTTCGGGTACAATAATGAAGGCTCCCGTGGAAGATACAAAACCCCGATACCTTGTCATAGACCGTAAGTCAATAACAAGATTTGGAGGGTATGATTATGAAGTACGATGAAAGAGCCTGCAAGTTTAACATGGATACCGGGTGTGTGGAACTGCTGCTCCGGGATGGGAGAAAAATCTCCATTGACTGCACCGGGGTTGAGGATGCACTGAATTTGACTATGGCACAGCAAACGGAATTGGACTACCTTATCTATAATGATCCACTGGGCTATGCAGATTTGATTCTGAACGGTGACCCAGAGGAATATTTGAAGAATGTGGCCGGGAGCCATAGGTTAGAAGATTAAGGACAAAAAATAAGAGGTGTGCTCAACTGGACACACCTCGGCGAGATACATCTATATAAGGCAGGGCGTTCCCTTTACCGGGAGCGTCCTGCTGTTTTTATGCTGCAACAGGCAAGGCTTGTAGAGCTTCCTGCTCTTTCAGCCATTCCTCATATTCACGCTGGCCTTCCTCACTGTTGAAAAACTCAACCATGGAGGGAT